ACTTCTACATTTTCTCCTGTTACACCAACAGCATGTACTGCTGTACCTTTTGCTAACGTTCCTCCTGAAGTATTTTTTACTGTAATAACTAAATCTTCTGCTTCTGTTGCAATATCTGCATTAATTGCGTGTGATGCTGATGTTGCATTTGCTACATTATCTACTGTTATATCAAATGTTGATGCATCACCTTTAGTAAAAGTAATAGTTGCATCACTTACTGAAGCAGTTGTAATTAAAGAACCTGTCTCTGATGAAGTTCCTGCTGGTATAGTATTAGTATATGTAGTTCCATCTGCTTTTGTAAAAGTTTGTTCTCTACTACCTGTATCAAATGAAGATGTTACTAAAAACGAGCCTGTATCATCAAGTGGTAAATTAGTTAATGCACTACCATCTCCCTTGAAGAAAGAAGCAGTTAATGAACCTGTAATTTCTAATGAATCTACGATTGAACCTGTCCCATCTACCAAGTAGTTGGTATCATTATCTTTTTGTAGCAACTGTTGAAAAGAAGCTGATATTGGTTGATTTGTTAAATTATAATTTGCCATTGTATATTATCTCATTTTTTATTGTGGTAAATAACTGTATCTTGAATTTGTTACTTTTATTCCCAATTGTTCTATATTATCTCTAATTGTGTTTCTAAATACTATTGGAGATTTAAATTGTGTTCCTGCATCTGGAAATATTTCATCATTCTGTTCTGTTCCATATTCTGGAAATAAACTATTATTGAAACATAAATAATCTACCAATCTTTCACTAAAATATTCAGCCTTGTTCTTTACTGACCTTCTTTTCTTATCATATATTAACATATCTACCGATAATGCATTATCTCCACCTTGTGGTTGTAATAAACCATTATTCCTCGGTCTTAAATAAATTGATTCTAATGATTCATAATATGACCAGTATAATAAACTATCTTGCACATAATCATCTACAAGAGATTTATAATTTCCTGTCAAAGTTCCTGCATCAACATCATCTATTATTTTATCATACAATTTTGTTCCTAACAATCTTGTAATGTGTATAATCTGTGCCTCTCTAATTGTTGATTTAATTAAAGAAGGGTCTAAATTATTGTTTATATCTGTAAATGCTTTTACTTTAGCTTCTGATATTAGTAGTGTATTTTGCATTATATTATTCCTTCGTTTTTAGGTTTCTCTTGTATATTAACTATATTTTCTTCTATACCATCTTCTAGTATAGCATCTGAACCACTATCTTCATCTATTGATGTTACTACTTCTGTTTCATCACCATCTTCAAATATTCTTGTAGTTTCTACACCTAGTGTTACATCTATTCCATTTACTTTGAATATATCTGTAAATACTGACAATATGTCAGATTGTATTGGTTCTATTACTGTTTTTTGGAAATGTGCAAACGCTTCTAACATCTCTGTTCTACCACCTAACTGACCTTCTGTTTTAATTCCTAAAATCATAGGAGATGTAATCCTGTGAGATGTAAGTATCTTTTGAGTGACCATATCATTAACAGTAGTATAATACCCATCAGCTCCATTTTGCGGTATTGGAGTGATGATAGGTGCTTCTTCTTTGTTTGCAACATCCATATAAATAAGAGAACCAGCATTATCACTTCCTGCATATGCTTCTCTTAATTGTTGTTCTATTACTCCTCGTTCTTCATTATCAGCATTTGTAAATGTTGTAATTGAAAGGGACGGAGCTAATCCATTTTTAATATTGTTTTTATGAAAATTATCTATTTCTGCATCAAGTGCTATAATGTTAAGACCTGAATTATAATCCGGTAGAGGATAATACCTCATACCTGGTTCATAGTTTCCAGCATAAATAATTTGTGATGGAGATGTTCTATCTAACTTATTAAATCTAGGTATATAAGTTAAATCTTCTTTTGGTATTCTTAATCTCCCTCTATTTTGAAATGCAGATGAAATGTAATATCCTGGAACTATTCCTCTGTTATTCATCTTATGTGCTCTTACATAAGAAAAATCTATGTGATATACTTCTGCAATTTTTGTTCTATCGTTTGACCAGATTATTTCTAATGCAAATCCACCGAACATTACTTTATCTAAAGCTACTTTTTTGAATATATCATTCCAACTTTCACCTTCTTTGTTTGCATATTCTAATATACTCTCATCTTCTGTGGTTAATCCTTGTCCTACAACAGCATCTCTCTTTGATGATATTGCAGTTCCATTTATAGAAGATTTGTTGTATAATTCAATTATATACTGTGGAAACTCATTTGCTTCCCCATAATATACTACATCACCTTTATCATCTTCAAATACTTTTGTAGTAGGATAATAATAATCTCCGTATTTTGGTATAATGGTTAATTTATGTTTGTTTAATTTTTTCATATTACCCTTGATATATTGTAAATTTTGCATCGTCATTAGATGTTATGTAAAGTGTTTCTTCTGGCGATACAGCACCTGATACAAACATTCTATCATCTCCTTGTATAATTGAATTGTCTGATGTAGGTAAAAAAGGAAAACTCCAGTTTCCTGCAGTTTGTGCCCAAGTTGGTTCAGCATCTCTCCATAAATAGAAAGGCTTTATACCATATCTAAAACTTATTTCGTATGTTGTCCCCGCTTTAACATACATCTCACCAAGATTTGTAGTTGAACCTGTAACAAGATTTATTGGAGTTACTCTCCATCTATTGTTATTAAGTTCTAAACTTGCGGTTGCAAATGAAGCGAATTCCGAAGAACCACTATTATTTGCTAAACTCTCGTATGCAAAAATATAGTTTGACTTTGAACCTGATGGTGGATTAACCCACGCAACTACTTCATATGGCCATACTAACTCATTGACTTGGTTTTCTTTAACTGTCTGCATACTGTTGTTGTATTATATTATATAAAAAAGATAAGAGTGGGGAGAACGAATCCCCCCACAATATCTTTAATCACTTTTATTGTGAAACAGTTATTCCTGACAACGCAGCACTTAAACTTGTTCCAGCAATCATATCTGCTGGGTTTGGTTCTTGAGCTGTGAATGTTAAGGTATATCCGTTTGCATCACCTAAAGCAGTTCCTGACTGACCTTGTCCTGCATTTAACAATGCACCATTCTCTCTACCTACATAAATAAACTTCTCACCACTTACAGAGTTATTCGTTTCAACAACGATTTTTAAGTCTGGGTTTTGAGCAAGTATTTTTACTTGGTTTCTAGTTGATGTTTGTAATTTCGCGAACGCGGCATTTACCGTAGCCTCGTAAAAGACTGTTTGGTTTTCAGTTGAACCATTGATTGTTTCTGTAAAATCAGAAGTTCCCCTTTGTAAATCAAACTGATAAAAGATTCCACTACCACTTATCTCAGATATTTCATCAGAAGTATCTGTTATTCCTGCAATGGAGCCAGAGAGGATATAAATTGCTTTGATTCCACCTGAATTATCTCTACACCCTAGTGCAAATCCACTTGTAATATCACATGCCATAATTTTTTCCTCCTTTAGTTAATGATTATAGGTTGTTCGTTACCCAAAAAGATGGGAAAGCTACTTGAACTCCTAGTTTAGTTACTATTCTATGTTTCAATTGGTCACCATTGATGTCATACCACATTTGGAAATTATCCAAATCAGATACTAAATCAGTTCCTACTGCAATCTGTCTAGCTGGACCAGTTACGATTCTATTAGAACCTGCTAATCCTACTGTTCCTACAACTCTTAAGTTAGCGAATGGGTGCATTGCTGAAAGTAATGAACCTCTATTCTCTACTGTATTCGGGTCATAGAAATAGTTATTTGCTTTTCTTAATCCAACGATGTATTTTCTAAAGTTAGCGATTGACATAAATACTGTTAAGTCATCTCTATCTTGAACATCTACTGATAAGTTTTCTAATTGCTCATCAATAATATCTAATAAATTATCAGATGTTGGTGCTGATGAAGATACAAAAGTTGCACCTGAACCAGAAGCTAATAAAGTGTTAAGACCATCTACACAGTCTCCCGCACCTGTTGTAGCTGTCCAAATAAACTCATCGTTTTTCTTTTGAAAGTTTGCTACTAATTGAGAAGCATATTCTTCAGCGTATGCATAAGTTTCAGGGTAAGAACCTTCAGGTCCTAATAGACCAATATATTTCTTATCCAAGTCTCTTAAACATAGTCCGTCAAATGAACTTCTTTGACATACCTCAATATCTCTTTGAGTATATGTTACTGAACCTGAAGGTGTTGTTACACATCCAAATCCATCTTGTATTGCTAAATCCACTTCCTGTAAATTTAGGGGCTCTTTGTATTTGATACCCTCAATTACCGTTACAAATTCTGCAGTAGAACCAGCTATTACTGATTTTACTAGGAATTCTCCCGCTAATTCATTGTTAAAATCTGCTAACGCAGATACATTAAATCCTGCCATAATAAATTCTCCTTATTAAATTATTGTTTTTTGTTTTGTTTTTTAAGTAATCTCTCAAATTGTTTTCTTTTATCCTCGTTAATTGGGTTAAAATCATTTTTTACTTTTGATTGATTTCTTGATTTGATTTCTGCTTTGGTTCTTTCCACTGCAGGTGCTAAAGCAAACTCTTTGACTTTAGTTTCAGTTGCAGAAAATTTCTTCTTCATCTCTTCAATTTCTTCTTTCATTTCTTCAATGATAGGTAAAATTGTTTCAGCAATTGCCTTAATGATGATTTCTTCTTCTTCTAATACAACTTCATCTTCGTGTTCTTCAAAGTTTTCTTTAGTCTCAGTTGATTCAGTTTCTTTTGTTTCTTCAGACATTTTTTCTTCGTGTTCTGAAGCTACAACTTCTTCTTCCTCTGCCGCTTCAATTTCTTTTTCAGAAACTTCAACAATACTTCCACCTTCGGTTTTGATAATCACACCTCCTTCCAACGCGTGTTCTCCATCCGGTGCTGCAACATTACCATCATCTGTTTTAACAAATATTGGTAATCCCACAGAGAGTTCTTCTCCTTCATAAGTAAGAGTAAGTTCTCCATCAGCCGTTAAAATTTCCCCAAAAGATTGTTCAGCAGCAACTTCTGACAATTCAACTTTCGTTTCCTCCACAGTTTCTTCTACTGTTGGTTCAACTAAATTGAAATGTTTTTTAACTAAATTTTTTAGTTCTTCGTTGTTCATAATAAACTCCTTTTTTTGGTTTTAACATTAATTGATATTGAACGAACCCTCTACTGCTTTGGAGTCTATAACTTTCAATGTTTTTCCATTGTCAAGTTCATAATTTCCATCAGGCAATATAGCTTTTCGCTCACCATCTTTTAGAATAAATACTACCAAGGTATTGTGGTCAATTACTATCTCACTACCACCTTTAGTAGTTCGGTAATAGAACTTGGTTTTGCTCATATTAATTAGTTTGTCAGAGAAATACCCTTCCACACTATATCCACGAACTCTACCTGTCTTTACCCATTCCTCCCATACACTTGAATTTTTTACCTTCATTATTCCAAACCAAGTTCCTTTTTCATATGTTTCACCGGTTAAAGCAAATGATTTGTCCTTTTCAGGGTCTTGAACCAACCACGACTCCACTAATACAACATCTTCAAGTTTTACACTTTCACTATGTTCTAAATTAGTATTGTCTTGATTTTTGTTCATCAAGTATTTGTAAGCAATTTTTTCAATGGTTTCTTCGGTAAAATATACCCAAAATTCACCATTATCTTCATCAAAACGATATATCAACTTACGAGGTATCATTAAAGGCCCTGCTATAAGTTGTTTTTCATCTGATTCCAATTGTATTTTTGTAAATGCACTTTGTGTTGCATTCTTATCTATTAAAGTTTCTGAATTAGGATTTCTATTCATTGTAGGTTTAGCATTAACAGAAGAAGATTCATCTACACTTCTTTGTTCTGTTTTTCTTTCCCTACCATCATTCTTTTCATACACTAATCTTGTCCAATAGTGTCTGCATCCATATGAACCCTTGTATGTAAAAATATCATAGATACCAAATTGGGAATTATCACCACCAATTGACATACTATTTATATCTTCTTTTCTGAATATTAAATTCTTATCTAATACTCTTCTACAAAAAGTTCTGTTTTTAGAATCCTTTGGACCTGTATATTTGTATCTAATTCTAAATTTACCATAATCCTCTATGGAAGGTTCGTTGGGTTTTGAAGATATTGCGAACTTTTGTTCATCTTCAATCAATACCCAACCTTCCTTCACAAGGTCCTCTTCTCTCTCTCCTAACTCATCTAAACGTTCTAATATTCTATCTTGAGTATCTTGAGGCAATTCTTCTATATATTTGTTTTCTCCCATTATCTCTCGGAGAATGTATTCTAACACTATATCATCAATATATCCTCTTATAACATCTATATGTCCATCCATATAAGATATATCGTGTTTCATTGCTAGTAAATCATCTACTTCTTTTGATAAATCTTTATAATCATCTAAAAGAGTTTGTGCTTCACCTAATTCTTCTAATTCAGCAACACCTTCGTGTTTAACATCGTGTTCTATTCTGAATATACTATCTGCAATCTGTGCAAGAGAACGTATCATACCTGCAACTTCTTCATCAGGTTGCATATCAATTAAATGTTTGAAGTGTTCAATTGCAAGAGGACACATAAAGAAATATTGTGTATTATATCCTAATACATCTATATTATCATCACCATTAAAATTATCAGGTTTCTGTATCTTTCTTAAATTTTCAGTATATTGTCCAACTAACTTTCCGTCAGCAGTTTCTATTAAAGCTGCTGGCCTATCTTCTGTTGGA